TTTACCGATAGGTAAGTTCATAGCTTGTACTGAAACGATGTCGTTTGCTAATAATTTAGAGAATACACGTCTAACAATTGGGAAAACCACTGTTTCAAATGCACCTGTATCAGATGTAGATGATGCTTCATTAATTAAAAATGATGCTTGGTTTTCGTATAATTGAGCTACGTTTTCTCTCATGTGACCTTTAAGACCTTCTAAAAAGCCTAATTTGTCCCATTTGTTGATTGTATCTTCTTTGATAACTTTAAGGTGTTTTAACCCAATGTTACCAACAAGACCTGATTCTAATAATGCTCCCATTTTAGTATTTGTTTTTGTTTTTAGTTTATTTTAATTTTATTTTTACCCTAATTTACCCATTAAATCTTTCATTCTTAAGAACTGAGGATTTTCATAAGTTTTTGATTCAATTAGAGTTGTTGATGAACCTGTAGTAACTGTTTTATTTAATTTTGAGCCTACTGATTCATTAATTGATTTTGTTTCTACCTTAGATAATTCGTCTTTGATTGACCTATAAAGATTTTTAGATTCTTTTAAAGTTTCAACATCGTCAAATCTTCTTAGGATGTTTATTTTTTCTTTCTTAGTAGTTGAGTGTTCTGTAAACAATCTTGTAGCGTAAGCTAAATTTGAATTGAAGATTGCAACTTCATTAAGTTTTTCTCTAAAAACATTTAATGCTTTTCTGTACTCTTCATTTTTTTCTCTCAACATTCTAACTTCTTCTTGAGTAGATTCAGTTTTAACACCATTCTTACCATAAACATAGTTTCTGTTTGGAGTGATACCTTTTCTTAAACCTCTACCTTCTTTCGATCCGAAACCGTAAGTACGTGCAGCTTCTTTAGCTTCCTTCTTTTCGTAATCCTTGTAGTGTCCTTTTTCGTCACCAGCTTTCTTTTCAACACCGTCTACTTTCTTACGTTTGTATTCGTGTTTCTTAGAACCATAGTTCTCTTCCATTTCACCTTCTTTGAATTCGAATTTAGCTTTACCTGTACCCATTGTTTTTGGACCCTCTTTCTTATGGTCATCAAAGCCCTGCTTAGGTAATGTTTTACCATACTTAAATTTGGGACTTCCCATGCCAACGCCTTTAGGTTTTACAGTCATCTTAGCTTCAGACAAATCATAGTCTTCAGTGTTGTGTTCCCCGTCCATCATGTCCGATTCTTCCATTTCACCTTCTTCCATGTCGTCTTCTTCCGACATCTCGATTTCATAGTAAACGTCATCACCTTCTTCCATCTCTTCTTCCATGTAGTCACCTTCCAAGTTTAGAGAAGCAAGAACAGCATCAAGGTCAGCGTCTTCATCTTCCATGTCCATTTCCATGTCCATATCTTCCTCTTCCTGCTCACCCATTTCCATTTCGATGTCATCTTGTTCGCCTTCGTTCATTTTTACAATGTACTCAACGTCTTCATCACTGTCAGTGATGTGAACATTATCACCATCCTTTTGAACCATGATTCCGTCCTCTTCACCCATAGCTTTGAAAATTTTCAAAATTTCTTCGTCTGATGCGTTTGTTAAATCGATAGTTTCTTCCTCGTCGTCAAATTCCATGTCCATATCCATGTCCATTTCCTCATCATCTTCGAGATCTGAATCCATTTCGTCGTTATCAACATCCATCTCCATGTCATCCATTTCGATATCAGTATCCATTTCAATCTCATCCTCATCTTCTTGTTCAGAGAGAGATTCTTTTACTAATTGACTGATTTCTTCCTTCATAGTAGAAGCAAGTATTCCTTTTGCGTTTTCGGCAATTACTTCTTCAACATTCTTCATTTGAATAAGAGCCTCTTCAACTAAATTTTTAGTATCTTGCATACAAAAAGTTATTTATTTTTCTTATAAATAGTTCAGTAAACAAAAAAAGTTCATTTTTGATGTTTCTATAATGAAAAACACCAAAAATGAACCAAAAAAAAAGAGTGGAACCCCACTCTTAATTTATTCAATCACTTCGTCAATTTTACTTTCCCCAACTGAGAAGATTCTCCAATCATGTTGAAACCCTTGATATTTCTCTGTGACCTTTGCCTCGACATCGGTAACTGAAAAACCTTTAACAAGTTTTTCTTCTCTGATTTTTTTTAATCTACCTGAATTTTCATCGGGAAGTTCATAAACAACTTTAGCTACAAAATATTTCTCATCCATGTTTTATAAGTTTTAACGTTTTAAATAATCGGTTAATTTTTTCATTAAATCAACAGACTTCTCCATGTTTGTACCACTTGACTTTACTATTTTTTCTTCTTCAAGATTTTCTTCGTACTTTGTTCTTTCATCAGGACTACCGAACAAATACGCACCAGGTGTTGATGGTGAAGAAACTAAATCAAAACAAATCAATTCAAAATCATCTTGAACTTCATTTTGTTCTCCAACTTTTTTAAGGGATCCAACTCCTCTTGAGGAAACACCCATTGTAACTCCTTGTCTCATAAGGTTAGCAGCAATGTCACCTTTTGTTGAAACAATGCCTCTTTCGTGGAAACCTGGTGAAGTTAAAAGTTTTAACTTACCCATAAGGATGTGTCCATCCCACCAAATATCCGTAATCATATGAGCAACTCTATCTAAATCAATTAAAGATGATTCGGGGTGATTTAACTCAGATGTTGATAAACCTTTTTTAATGATGGTCTTGTACTTGTCAGCCTCTCTTTTGAGAATTCTTTCAGGGTATACCCTACCATTTCTGTTGGGTACACCATACTTTTGTAGAACGGCATAAAACTCAAAAGGATTTCTATAATCAATCTCTTTTTGTTCTTTTAATATGTTTATGTTCAATGGATCTGATGGGGATACGTAACCCGCGTCCATTTCAATAAGAATACCCTTACCTACTTGACTCGCACCCAAAATACTATAATCTTTCATGAATGTCTTTTAAAAGATAAATATGATGGTATTACATAACTTCTTCTAATAATGTAGATTTAGATGGTGTGAATATAAAATATTTGTTTTTAAAGACACATTCTTTATAAATCTCTCTCACAATAACCTTTACAGAGTCTTTTATAATATTTGATTTGAAATCGATATCTGTATTTGTAAAAAGATTTATTTCCAAGTTCATGAACGATTTTTTGTTAATATTAATTCCACTAGTTCTTAAATCCAAATCAACAATGAAGTGATTTTTATACAAACCCAAATCGAGACTTTCCAAAACCGAATGTTTGATGTCTCTTGATAAATTTCCTACAATACGATTCCAATTTTCGTATTCTTCTTTGGGTTGAACCCAACTTTGTATGTTAACATACAAAGATTTTAGTTTTTTTGAGTCTACAGTTCCGTATGTCGTTTTGAGTAATGGATAAGTATTAATTTTAACAGTTTTACCTTTTTTCATATTTCAGATTTTTCATCTGTTTATTTTTACAAAGTATAAGATGAAATTCCCCATACTCCAAACATATTTATAAAACATGTTAGTAGTTGAAGTAAAATCAAATATAGAAAAGGCGTTAAAAACCTTAAAAGGAAAGGTTATAAGGACTAAGCAAACAAAAATCCTTAATCAACGCAAGGAATTTGTAAAAAAATCAGTTAAAAAAAGATTAAACAAGAATAAGGCAATCTACGTACAAAAGTTTAAGACTGATGTTGAATAGAATCGTTCAAATGTTTTAATCTAACAAAATTTACTTGATCAAATTTTTCTGAAGTAATTTTATCAATAGTTTCTGTAAGTTTGTTTTTTACTTCAGAATCTTCTTGAGACTCCATTATTGTTTTCAAACTATTGATCGTATTCTCTTTGAGATTTGTGTATTCGGTTTCTAAGTCTTCACCTTTGGATGCTAAAACATGAAAAACTTCTTTTTTTACATTTTCATCTAAACCTCCCAAGTAATTCTGAATCGTTTGGTTAGCAATAGAAACCATAGATTTAAGTGGAATGGAAATTGTGGTTTCATTCAAAGTTGGGTTTGATGTCAATACACTTAAAATGTTTTTTTTCGAACTTATTCTCTCAGAAATATTGATGTTATTTAGGTACACTAAATTATCTAAATCTTTGTAGTTGTTTTCTGAAATTTCCCCTTTTTTTGGTAGTTGAGTGTTCTCTAAAATCGAACGAATAAGAGACAAACCCTCTTCCAAATATTCTTTAGCATCACTTTCATTTAACCCCTTAGGAGTTGATAAATCATCATAAAGACTGTATAGTTTAGAAAAACTTTTATTGTTCAAAACATTATGTTTGAACTCCTTTAATGATTTTTTGAAGTTTATTGGGTTAGAATAAGATTCTAGTAAATTCTTTTCTAAGATGGATTTGATCTGTCCGAAGGTCATTTTGGCATTGTTTAATTCACTAATAAATATTACGAATTAAGCAACTTATCTAATTCTTCACCGATTTTACCTAAACTTTGTTGTGCAACACCTAAATCCAAAAACTTAGAACTGAAGGCGTCACTCTCAATTAAGATGTTCATATCCTTTTGTTTTACGGATTCTGGTGTTATTTCACCAGCTGGTGGTATACCACCCTCAGCTTCTGCACCACCCAACTCAGGACCTTCAGGTGCACCAAATTCGGCACCTAAACCTCCTAGTTCCGCACCCGCAGGCTCCGTAGTTTCACCAGGTGCTGCAGCGGGAACTTCACCAGGTTTTGTACCATATAACTTATCAACAGTATCAAATAT